ATTGATTGCGGAGCAGCAACCGCTCCCGCAGTCGGTCCCGGAGCGGGCTTTCTCGTTCTGCTTCAAGGGCCGCGACCGCCATCCATTTGCTGGCGTCTTCTCCTAAATCCATAGCAATGTTTCCAGCAAGCACGGGGCTCAGACGGCCGCGCATTTTTGCTTGAGCAAAAGCTGCGGAACTGATGTTCAGGTCTTTGCACCAGGTGGCAGCTCGCTTGGATTTCAGCGCTTTTTCTAGCAGCTCAATCGTAGAGGTCATGTTTGCTCCAGGTCGTCAAGTGCTTTTGATGATATGACGACTCGTTAGTCGATTGGGTAACGACTCGTTAGTATCTGCGTGCTAACGAGTCGTTAGTTTTGGAGCCGGCCCCGAGTCTAAACAAGGCGCTTTTAGGGGGACACGTTGCTCGGTCGCAGGCAGTGAACAACAGCCGGACCTACCGCCAGAAGCAGAGCAGGCGGCTCCTCATCACAACCCAGGAGCCGCCAGCATGCCTACACCTCGAACCCCGTTACGTCCTCCACCTGGTCAAACAAGTCTGGCCGCGCGCCTGGCGGCTCCCGACCAGGCCGACCATGTGGAGGGCACCTCCTACCGTCGTCGCTTGTTTTCGGCGTCAAGGCGTTTGAAGAGCTTGCGCAAATCGACCATGTACAGGACGGCAATGATCGCTACGACGATAGCGATAACGAGCAGCCAAATGAGTCCGGCGTTCGCGGCATCCAGCATCTGTTCCATTGAAGACTTCTCCTCCTTTAAAGCCAAGTTGTGGCTGACTTTGGGTCTTATCGCGGCGGTACATGTTGCCCTGTCGGTGTTGGCTCTTCAGATTGATCGGATTATTTGGGCCTGGTTGGAGCGTCGCTCATGAGCCGCCGCCTCCACCCACTCCGTTCTGAGCAGGCGCGCTACCTGCTCAAGTGCATTGACATGTACCGCGTCGTACTGCGCGCCTACGGCCACGACTCGGTAGCCGCGCGCAACTGGCGCAACCAATGCGCGAAGGAAGCGGGCTACATCATCTCCGGTGTGTACTGCACCGATGGCCGTTGGGATGTGCCGCGATGACTGGCCGTCCGTACACCCACGCGGAGCATGCCGCGCGCTGCCGTGCTGCAGCCCAGGTCGGTCACACCCTCCAGTCACAGCATGTCCAGATCATGCGGCGCGGCGTTCTGTACTGCGCGCAGATCTGCAACGCATGGACCACCCCTGACGGTCAGGATCTCTGGACCGTCGAAACCTCGTTCCCGGAAGCTGCGCGCTTCACGGTGCCTTGCCGTCAGGTGCGCCTGTGCGAGCCCTGCTCGTGCGCTGCGGAGGGCACCGGAGCGGAGGGGGCCCCGCTTGCGG